GAGCGTCGCTTTACAGGGTTTGGTGGGTTAATTAACGTCCAGTTCCGTACCGTATAACAGATAGGGAATACTGCAAATGACCAGCACGGATTTAACTACCATCCTTTACAACGGTGTATTTACTGTTGGAGCAACTGCTACAGGCGTATGGTACGTTTTTAAGCATGGTGTTAAAAATGTTATGAAGCAAGAATTTGAAGACCTTCAGACAATTAAGCATGAGGTAACACCTAATTCAGGCGGCTCCCTTAATGATGCTATCCGTAAGCAAGTCATTCCAATGGTTGAGACTTTAGTTGAGCGTCAGCAAGAAATAGCAGTTGATGTAGCAGTCCTTAATGGCAGGTTTGAACAACACGTCAGGGAGCATAATGATTAACCCATTAAAGCGAAAGTATATCCACGAAACAACCGGTGATGTACTAACCTTTAGTGAGCAAGTATCATGGAAGATCCAAGGCATTATCCGCAATTGGTTTTTTGTAGTTCTATGGTCTGGTGTTACTTTTGTTTGGTGGCTTCAACCTACATGGTTTACAGACACACACGCATATATTAAATGGATGAATCTAGCCTCATGGCTAGCAGTAACCGTAGAACTTATCATTGGTATTGCCATGATAGGGCAGACTAAACGAGATGCTCTCATCATACGCCACATTCTCAAACTTGAGAAGCAAGAATTAGATCATTTGAAAGACATTATTGAGGATATGAATGACAACATATGAACCTAGATTTGGTGATTACGGAGTGGTTAAGACCAATGGTTTCTTTGGTTGGCTTATTCGTCTTGGTACTTTTTCTCGTTGGAATCATGCTGTTGTCTATGTCGGCAACGGAGACATTGTCTCTGCTGATCCGCGTGGAATAAAGAAAAAGAAAGCCGCTGAGTATCCAAGTATTGCTTGGAACCAACATGAAGAACTAGATGACAACCAACGGATGCAGATTATTAACGCTGCCCTTGAAACTGTTGGCAAGCCATATGATTTCTTTACTATCATTGATATAGCCTTGCGAAGCCTTGGACTTAAAGTATTAACTAAAGGAATTATTAGTCGTCTTGCTCAAAGCAATGGTTATATCTGCTCTGAGTTGGTAGCTGAGTGCTACCGCAAAGGTGGGCTAGTCATCGCTGAAAAAGATTATTTGTGTACCCCAGGAGATTTGGCTGAGAGGTTGATCTGGCAATGAGCAGTGGCTTAGATATAGTCAACATTGCTCAAAAACAAATCGGCTTTATTGAAGGACCTAATAACGAAAATCCATATGGCACTTGGTATGGAATGCCTAACCAAAGTTACTGCGCCATGTTTGTTAGTTGGGTATTTAGTCAAGCCCAATTGACGGCACTTGTTGCTGCTGAAACGCCCAAAGGATTTAGTTACTGCCCAGTAGGTTTAAGTTGGTTTCAGAAACATAGCCAGATAGTTCCTAAAGGAACAGGCCGTCCAGGCGATATTGTCTTCTATGATTTTTCTGGCAAAGGCGTAGCCGAGCATGTCGGTATTCTTGAGCAATGTTCAACGGCAGGGCTAACAGTCATTGAGGCTAACACCAGCCCTGACCATGCCACTGGCTCACAAGCTAACGGCATAGGCGTCTTTCGCCGGCATCGCCCTTGGTTGAACGTCATGGCTATTGCTAGACCAAACTACCCAACACCTGTCAAGCCTTCTGTACCTACCAAAAACAAGGTGCTAGCAACGGGAGTTGCAGGCGCTACAGCCCTTGGTGGTGGCGGAATGGCTTTGAACAATAATCTCGGCTCATCTACGCCTAGCGTCAAGGCTCCAACGGTCATCGTAGCCCCGCCATTCCCTGGCACAAACGCCTTTAAAGTGGGTTTTAAGAGCCAAGCAGCCTTAATTGTAGAGAGAGCCTTAGCCAACGCAGGATTGCTACCTCAGAATCAAATTTTAGGTACATTAACCGCAGAGGATCTAGCCCTTGTGCCTGTCTATCAGGCTAGGTATCCAGGTCTTGCTAAGGTAAAGGGTAAGGGTATTGATGCCTTTACTTACAGTTCCATGGTGGCAAAGGCTGGTTCATAATGCCATTTAAAATTGACCATACAAATCCTAAGACTGCCGTGCTTGGCAGCGTTGCCGGTTTGATGGTTTGGAAAGCAAGCAATTTCTCTCTTGATCCTGTACATTTGGGTATGGTAGCGACGGCAGCCTTAGCAGGCTCCGCTGCTCCCAAGCCTTATGGTTCTCCGTTAGAAGATCCAGAGGCTTCACACATGAATACTCCATATGTTGACAATGTAGAGGAAGAATAAATGAAAATATCATCACGTGAAAAGGCTCTTGTTGAGCATTATCTATACGCAACTATTGCTGCTGGTGTAGCGATTTACCAGACTGGCAATCACAATCTCAAGCATGTTGCTTGGGCTGCTCTTGTTGGTGTGCTTGGACCAGTCGTAGCACGCATCAATCCATATTCTTTGTTTAATAAGACACTACCACCGGTAGATCATAAGATTGTACCTGCATCAACTAAGTAAAACTTAATAGCAAACGTAGCCCCCACTTCGGTGGGGGTTATTTTTTTTGCCATTTTACCCGTTGGAAGGCTATCAGCCTTGCCGCCTTCTACCCTGTCGCACTCGCTTCGCTCGTATTGTACACATACTCCAAACCATAGGCGCAACTTGACGCGCCAATGGCTTAACTTGACACGCCTCTCATGCCTATCTGCTACCCTTATCGCATGGCTGAAATAACAATACAACATAGATCGTTTAGTTCATTTACATCATGGCTACGTTGCGGTAAAGCATGGCAACTAGAACGTGGTTTACAAGCACCTTCAGAACCAGCTTGGTGGTTTGTTGGTGGATCTGCGTTTCACGCAGCGGCAGAAAAGTATCTGCTACAACAGTTTGATAAGGCACAAGACAAGTCAACCACGGTTGACATACCGTTCTAATGTTTGCCACTGATCTACGCTCACTTGGACCTATCCGTGTCTGCCATTGCGGTTCTGAATGGTGGAACGTTAAGTGTAAATTTGATGAGGATTATGAGATTGGCATGTATATGACAGATGCTACCTGTGTTGAATGCGGTAGTATTGCTAAGGTAGTTACAGAATTGGACAAGGAATAACATGGGAAAGAAACGCGCACAGATCATTACCAAGGCTGCCTTTGAGCAGGCTTTTGTTGAAGCTGAAGTCCTTATGCGTAAGGCACTTGGCGATTTGATTCAGAAAGAAATTAAAACAGAAACTAATCCTGCTACAATTGTAGGGCTAAAGAAAGCCTTAGAGATAGTAGTTGGAAAAGAGATAGAATGACTTGGGATACGATTTGGCAAGAAGCGTTTACTGCGCAGATTGCTGAACAAGAAGAGAAGACCGGTACCAATCCACAAGATTGGCGTCGTGGTGGACGTGCTTCCAAAGCCAATCCTGATAAGGAAGATGGCGCTTGGTGGGATGTTAACGGCAAGCAAATGTTCTTTAATTTCATCAACGCTTGGAGTGAAAATCAGTTTGAAATTTGGGTAACGCCTCAGGGCATACCAGGAATTGAACTTGGCTTCAATCAATCCTTTGGTGATGTTCCTATCAAAGGCTTTGCCGATGCAATTGTTACCTTGCCCAATGGTGAGATAGCAGTAATTGATTTTAAGACAGGCAACTACACACCTGACTCAGCAATGCAATTGGGTGTCTATGCTTGTATGATGGAAATGACTTTTGGTATCCGTCCGACTCGTGGCTACTTCTACTCAGCTCGCAAGGCAGAGTTTGAAGAAGCCATTGGGTTGGATCGTTGGACCATACCTGTATTCACCGAACTGTTTTCTCAGTTTGAGAGGGGCTTACAGGCAGAAATTTTTTTGCCAAATATTGGCATGTCATGTGGCACTTGTGGCGTAAAGGATTACTGTTACGCAGTAGGTGGACAACTGGCCCAGATTTACGACCCACTAGCAAACATAAAGAAAGAAGGAAAAAAGAATGGCAGCAAGCGAAGCAACAAAGTTTCAAGTTAACTTTAAGTTGGCTGACGGAACTTTAATCAACATCTACGCAGCAGATCAAAAGGAATTGGAAAGTCAACTAACGACTATCCAAGATACTGCAACTCTTATCGGAGCAACATCCGGTTCACTTGGTGGTGGCGCTAATGCCGCTAGCTATGTAGCACGCTCATTTAACGCAGAGGTTGTTGGATCAGCACCTGCATCAACACAAGCAGTCATTGCTGATGGACATTGTAAGCACGGTGCATTGGTATGGCGTGAGTCAAAGCCAGGCGCACCAAAGGCATGGAAGGGTTGGTTCTGCCCTTCACCAAAGGGTACACCTGACCAATGCGAGCCTAAGTTCGTTAGATAATTTAGGATGCTGTCACTACACCAAGCGGCAGCGAAAAGTACCAATGATTACGCACTACTGCCTGACCTATTCCCACCGCTAGCAGCGGAAGGGATTAGGTTTAGGCGGGGGCAATTGACAATGATTGCCGGTCAACCAAATGCCGGTAAATCTTTATTAGCCCTCTATATGGCAGTGCAGATGAAGGTGCCTACGCTGTATATCTCAGCAGATACAGATGGTTATACCACCGCGATTCGTTCTGCGGCAATGGTAACTGGGCATAGAGTTTCAAGCGTAGAAGAAGCATTTGCTTCAGGAACTGGTCAAGATTTTTATGGTCAGGAGCTTGAGAGCATTAAGCATTTACAGTTTGACTTTGCTCCATCACCTACATTAGATGAGATTGATTTATCCATACGTGCCTATGCGGAAGCATATGGTGAGTATCCGCATTTAATTATTGTGGACAACGCGATGAACGTTGTATCCCTGCACAATGATGAATGGTCTGGCCTACGCGAGATTGCTAAGGCTATGCACCACATTGCTCGTGAGACACAAGCTGCTGTGTTGCTTCTCCATCACACAACCGAGAATGAGGGACGTCCCGACATTCCACCTGCTCGTAAAGCAATCCAAGGAAAGATTGCTCAATTGCCTGAGATGATCTTGACAGTGGCACTTGTGCCATTTACCGGTGAATTTCGTGTTGCCTGTGTTAAGAATCGTTTTGCAAAGAACAGTGCCGACGGCAGTCAATACGTCACTTTGTGGGCAGATGCAAGTAGAATGTTGTTATACCCAGATCGGGCAGCATTGGCTATCGGAACCAGTTGGAGCAACATTGAGTAGTTACAACAAGCGCAAAGGTTCAGCATTTGAAACAGGAATATTAAAGTTCCTACGATTAAAAGGTTTGATGGCGGAGCGTCTGCGTCTTGCTGGCAAAGATGATGAGGGTGACATAGTCTGCATGGTTGCAGGTGCGCCTTATATCTTTGAATTAAAAGCAACGGCAAAGATGGATCTGCCACAATTTTGGCGAGAGGCTGTAGCTGAGGCAGCCAACTATGCCAAGGCTAGAGGGATTGATCCAGCGCCACCTGCATATGTCATCGTCAAAAGGCGTATGGCATCGCTGGATCAGTCTTGGGTCATACAAGATTTAAACCAATGGTTGAAGGTGACAGGTGGTATTGAAGCCTGATCTAGCTACAGTGCTAGAGCATTATGGTGTACGCGTTATGCATCGCCATGGATGGATACCATGTAAGTGCATTATGCACGACGACAGTCATGCTAGTGCCGCTTACAACTTAGATACGCAAGGCTACAACTGTCTTGTCTGCCAAATACTTGGTGATGTATATGATGTAGTATCGCGTATGGAAAACATAAAGGAGTTTAAAGATGTTAAACGCAGAGCAGAAGCAATTGCTCACGGAAGCAGCCGAGAGATACTATCTCAATCTCACACCACAGGCTCTCTCTTACCTAGAGGCACGCGGCATAACGGAAGCGATAGCAGCCAAGTACCTTCTTGGAAGCGTCGTGGAGCCTAGTGCTGGGCATGAACATTCTGTTGGAAGATTAAGTATTCCGTATCTTACGCCTACTGGCGTAGTGGGAATGAAGTTTAGGACGATAGATGATGGCACACCAAAATACTTATATCCGACTGGTCAAAAGGTGGGTCTATTTAACGTTAATGACTTGCACATATACTCTGACACAATTGCCATTTGCGAGGGAGAGATTGACACAATCATTCTTTCGGGCATCGTGTGCATACCATCAGTTGGTGTTGCAGGAGTGTCTCAATGGAAACCGTGGTTCCCAAAGCTATTTGAAGGCTACTCAAAAGTCCTCATTTTTGCTGACAATGATGTCAAAGAGGACGGCAGAAATCCTGGACAAGAACTTGCTAAAAGGATCAAAGAAGATTTAGACAAAGCAACTGTAGTTATGTTGCCAGATAATCAAGATGTCAATGAGGTGTTTCTTACCCATGGTGTTGAGTGGTTTCGTGATAGAATTAACGCATGAGTACATTTGTTTCTTTATTTGCTGGGGTAGGCGGGTTTGACCTTGGCTTTGAACGAGCAGGACATACTTGTGTGGGTCAAGTAGAGATAGATAAACACGCACAAAAGATACTGAAGAAGCATTGGCCTGATGTGCCGATGCATGATGATGTAACCACAGCAATTGAATGGGCAAAGGAGATTGATTTAATTGGACGAGTTGACATTGTTTGCGGGGGATTCCCATGCCAAGACGTCAGCGTCGCTGGCAAGCGTGCTGGAGCAGGAGCTGGGACAAGAAGTGGATTATTTTGGGACGCCATACAATTTGCACAAGAAGTTAAAGCACAAACTATCGTCTTGGAAAACGTGCCAGGACTTCTATCAAGCAACAACGGACGCGATTTCGGAGTTGTCCTCACTGAATTGGCCAACGCAGGGTATCGCCACATTGAGTGGAGAGTTTTGGATTCGCAATTCTTCGGAGTACCCCAACGACGCCGTAGAGTCTTCATTGTCGGAAGTACTATTGACAGAAGCAGACAGCCGGTATTCATTGAGTCAGAAAGCGGCAGAGGGAATCCTACGCCGAGCAAACAACCGAGGAAAAAAGTTACCAGAAAAACTGCAAGCAGCCTTGGAACAAGTAGCGTTGAACTAGGCAGTGGAAAAGATATTGCCAACACTATTCCAGCTGAGCTATACCATCATGGATCAGTAGTAAATCAAGATGCTAACAATGGACATGTTGTTATTAAAGGTTTTACTCCATCATCCTTTGCTAATTATCAAGAAGGAACTGGAACTTTAAGAGCCAATGGTGGTGACTTGGGGGGGGGGCAGCGAAACATTGTTGGTACGCTCCAAGCAAGAGATTACAAGGGAATAGGAAACCAATACGTGGCGGAGAATAAACTTGTGGTTCACGAAAAGCCGTAGGGCGCAAAGTGTTGATGACTATGAAACGTGGATACAGGGGGGGGTGGCACCTACTTTGAATGCTTTTGACAATGGTGATGTAAGGGCTACTGTTATTATATTTCATCCACATAGATCAGATGGCGCAAGAATTCAAGGCAAAACAATGAATACTCTTACAAGTTTTATGGGAACAGGTGGTTTAAATACTTCAATGGTTGCAAATGATGTAGATGTACGTCGCCTTACCCCAGTTGAATGTGAAAGACTACAAGGCTTTCCTGATGGTTGGACTGACGAACAGGCAGATAGTCACCGCTATAAGCAAATGGGTAACGCTGTTACCGTCAACGTTGTTGAGTGGATTGGTAAGCGTTTGTGACAACTATAGCCGCCATTGAAGGCCCTGATTGGGTGATGATCGGAGCTGATTCTCAATCCTCTAGCGAGGATGGCTTTAGTATCAATATACCCAATGGCAAAGTATTTAAGAATAACAATCTTGTTTTTGCTATGGCTGGGTCAGTACGCGGCATCAACATTCTTGAGCATGACTTTGTACCACCACAAATCAATGGCAAGGACATAGATAAGTACATTACTAGGCAACTTATTCCAGCCATTCGTAAAGCTTTTTTAGATGCAGGTTATGAATTTAGCAAGGCTGAGTCTGCGGTTGAGCATGACAACATTATTATTGTGGCAGTCAAAGGCAAACTTTATTGCATCAATGAGGACTACTCATGGGAACGTAACGCCGACAATCTCTATGTAGCTGGCAGTGGTGAGAAGTTTGCTCTTGGTGCTATGACTGCTCTTGGCGGTGGCACACTTATTGACGATGCAGTTAAGGCTCGCAAGATCATCACAAAAGCCTTACAAATCGCTAGTAAATACGACTCTTTTACCGGTGGCAAGATAACTGTTAACTTAATTCAGGAAGCCAAGTGAATGCCCACCTTTATGTATGGCCCAAAGGATGGCGCAGAAGTGCCAGAAATTTTTTGGGTATTGGATCAGATTGAAATGGTGCAACACCTTACTGATAACAAGCGTGTGATATACTGTTATGAGCTGAATGAAGCAGATAAAAACTATTATTTTAGAGGGCAATTCAACGACGATCTAGGGGGAGATGAATGAGTGAGCGAGGATATGGAAATAGCGTTAAAGTTATTGACCGATTTGGGATTCAACATAGTGAAGATACAAAGCCCAAATCAAATCACAATTCAAATCCCGCCTTTGCATCCGCAGTCTGGGAAGTGATGGATGAAATTGGTAATCTCCTTATTACGAAACAGCAGGACTATGGTCCAGGTAATGTTAATAACGCTTATGGTGGGCCTATCAACGGTCTTCTTGTACGCATTGGCGATAAGTTTGAACGTCTCAAGAATTTGTTCACAAGCAAGGAAACACCTAAGCATGAGTCTATTGAAGACTCGTTCAAAGATATGGCGAACTACGCCGTGATTGCGCTAATGGTACAGAGAGGTACTTGGCCCAAACAATGAAAACAATAGTTATCCTTAGTGACTTACAAAGCCCATACCATGACGTTGGCGCAACCAACGCTATCAAGAAATTCATTCGTGCTTATCAACCCGATGTAGTTGCTACATGTGGAGATGAGATTGACTTCCCACAGATTAGCCGATGGGAAGAAGGCGGGGAAGGTGAGTGGCAACGGGATTTAGGTCGTCATCGTGACATTACTGTTAAGTTACTAGAGGATTTAACTGTTGAGCATATGGTACGCAGTAACCATAGCGACAGACTATACAATAAAATTAAATCAAAGGTGCCAGGCTTTCTTGGCTTACCTGAATTAGAAATTGAACAATTCTTACGCTTAGATGAACTTGGTATTGAGTACCATCATGATCCATTTGAGATAGCTCCTGGCTGGCTACTCATGCACGGGGATGAAGGTAACGTACAACCGACTGCCGGTGCTACAGCATTGGGTCTTGCTAAGCGTGCTGGTATGTCGGTTGCTTGTGGACATACACATAGAGCAGGACTGACACACCATACACAAGGTTGGGCAGGTAAGACTAGAACTGTATGGGGCATGGAACTTGGTAACCTCATGGACTATCGCTATGCTCGTTATATTAAAGCTGGTTTGTTTACTTGGAACAAAGGTTTTGGCATTCTCCATGTAGATGGGCAGAATGTAGTACCGCAGCTCGTACCTATCGTTAAAAATAGTTTTGTTGTTGACGGCAAGGTTTGGCGTTGGTAATGATTGAAATTAAAATGTCTCATGGCGACTTATCTTTTGCCACGATTGAAGCGGTTGCTCGCTTTAATTACAACAGAGCCAAAGGTAATGATGCTACGCAAGGCCATGCTCCCACTTGGGTTGAGCAGGTAGCGCGTGAGATTAGTGGTTGCTTGGGTGAGATAGCGATTGCTAGATGGCAGGATAAATACCCATTTGCTTTATTTGAAGAGCGTAAGATGGGCGATGTTGGAGAGTTTGAAGTACGCACAACGGCTTACTCTAGCGGTAAATTACTCATCAACCATGACGATGATCCATCCCGTAAGTACCTTTTGGTAACCTTACCTACGCACTATGTAGCTTGTATTCATGGCTGGATGTATGGCTATGAGGCGCAGACAGAGCAGTTCTACAACACTACTATGCGTGCGCCAGTCTTTGCTGTTCAACAAAAATACCTTAAGCCACCTGAGACTATCTATGGATAACTGGGTAGAAGAAGCATCCGATATTGCGTCTCAAGTAGCACGCACTGTTCACCGCAAATATCACACATACTTTGACGTGTCTGATGTACGCCAAGAGTTAATGGTATGGATCTTGCGCCGTGATAAAAAAGTAAAGCAGTGGCTTAACCATGAACAGTCATCTGAAGAATACAAGGGTGGAATTAAGCAGCTTGGTAAGACACTATCCAGGCACGCTGATCGTTATTGTCGCAAGCGCAAAGCGCAATCACTTGGATATTCTATTGAAGATGAGGCTTACTACTCACCTATTACTTTATCTGAATTACTTCCATTTGTATGGGCTGATGTAGTTGAGACACGCGACGCTACCAAGCCACGCGTATCCGGTGGTGGTAACCCCGCTGAAGGTGGCAATTATGTTGTTCAATTGCTAGACATTCGCAAGGCGTTAGCCAAGTTGGATGAGATGGATCGGGATGTATTACAGCTTAAGTTTGAGCATCAACTTACCTTTAGCCAGATAGCAGAGGAGTTGGAAGTCAGCGACACTACCGCACACCGCAAGGTGGATGGTGCTTTGCGTAGGCTTAACAACCATTTAGGTGGGCAGTCACCATTTACAGCAGAGGTGCCAGAAGATGACGTATGAGAAGCCGATCCACCATCCAGACTGCTATACTGAGATACGCAAATCACTGGGTCATTCATATTATGAACTGATATGGAATTGTGTAGATGAATGTAAGTTGGGAGTATTAAATGAAGATTAAATTCTTTCATGGCATAACAAGTTACTGGGGTTTTGGTATTGACTATGACCCGCATGATCGTGCCTTTATGATGAATGCTTTTCGTTGGTACATTGGCTTTGAGATTTGGACTAAGTAATGCCTAGTTATGAATACAGATGCGCCAAGTGCGCCACGCAATATGAGGTAGAGCGTAGTATCCATGCCGAGGCATCGGATCCGA